AAGGTGTTGTTAGGATGTGCCACGTGGAACGCAATTTGATGTGGAGAAAATTTGATCTTTTTACTCTTTGTAACTTTTAATTCTACAGTAAAAAAGTGGCCAGAAGTATTATAGCCCAATAGATCAGGAGTACCAAGTGAGCTAAGGTTTTCAATCCGAATCCACGAAAACTCGGGGAGTTTTCTTTTAATTTCTTTATGAAATTTAGCCTCAGGGCCCATAGATTTTTTAAGGGAACGTTGTCGTGCATTTAAACTACATCAGCACGTAATTTATCCGGAATAATAATTTTTCTTTCTGTTTTTGTTTTTAAAACTAACCTGTGCGACTGATGATTCTTTGTCGCTCCAATGATTGTTTGACTATTTTCGTGGACTTCCATACGTTTAATTTCTTCTAGGAATCCATCTCTTTCCACAAAGATAACAGCATCACTCATGGCATTACCTTGACGACTTCCGTCCTTTTTAGCTTCGGTGAACTTAGATAAAAATTCCTGTAAATCTCTTACTCTCATTTGTTTTTATCTGCAAGAACTTTTTCAATTTCTTCTCTATAAGTTTTGTTATCGTATTTCAGCTCTTGAATCTGTCTCTCTTGATCAATTAGTTTAGATGTTAATTCTTCAATAATTCTTTTATTGCCCTGTAGCTGGTTGTCAGTTTTAATCCATTCAGATTCTTTTTGTTTCCATGCCCATATCTCTTTTTTATATTGATCAATCAACATGGTTAAATCACCTGATCCTCTATCATCTTTATTATCTGTCATATCTATTGACAATATAGGATAGTTACCTTAAATTGTCAACCATGGGAGTTCCAAAAAGATTAACAGAAATGCAAAAGAGGTTTGCCGAATTTATGGTATTTGGAGGCCCCGATGGACCCGTCTCACAAGGAGAAGCAGCAGTACTAGCTGGCTATAGCCCAAAAAGATCAAGACAAGAAGGATCTGAACTTATGAACCCTAGATTGTCCCCATTGGTTGTGTCTTATGTTGGTAAACTTCATGAAGAAAGATTACAAAAGCACCAAGTAACTTATTCAAAACATATATCTGAATTAGATAGAATTAAACAGGCAGCTTTAAAGAAAGGTTCTTTCTCATCCGCTGTGAACGCTGAAATAAGTAGAGGAAAGGCAGCAGGACTATACATAGACCGAAAAGAAGTGAAGACAGGTAAGCTAGAGGATATGACAGAAGAACAATTAGAAGCAAAGATGAAACAAATTTTAGACGACTATGCACCTCTGTTAAACATGAAGACTGTTGAAGGTGAATCACAAGATGTTACTGAATCCTCGTCATCTTCTTCACACAAGAAGTTGGAATCATCGTCCGATCTCCAAAAGTAATCGTACCATCGTCATCTCTATCAAAGGAAGCAAATAATTTAATTGCATATCTATCCTTATTATATAACCAACCTTCATTGACAGGAAAACTTAGTTTCATCTTATCAAATTCTTTATCAGTAGCCCAGCCCGAATCACTCAAGATATCAATCCACTCCACTCGGACTTTAGGAAAAGGCAGCTCGGGAGTTGTATGAGTTACGACTTGTTTTCTTCTTCTCTTAGGCATCCCATCTTATAACCCAAAAATTCTATTCTGTATAGGTATGGTAAAAAAATCAAAAAAAGACAAAAAATGAAACGCTTCGCGCGCGGGCAATCTGAGATATTGTACACTTCTGTCGCAGGTAGTTTCAAATGTGACACTATTTTCTGTCACATGACACTTTTTATTTCCACAATTTGGCAATCATTATTGTTGTATACCAACACTTCTAAGCCAAAGTGACAGATTGACACTTTTTTCGTAGCACTTTTTTATTTTTTTTTTAAAACTTTTTCCATACATATACAGAATGTGTCGCTGGCCATATTTCTGCCACAATTGAGACAGATTTATGCCTTATTTGAGAAGTCCTCAGGGGTCATTTTGACGTTCGCTTGCTCTTTTTCATCACGTAATATTTCGTAATATTGATTCATTCGCTTCAACCATTCGTGCTTCCAGTGCCTTAGGTCGGCGTCCTGCATCTTAAATTCTTGGTAATATAGGTCAGGAGTACATATCATAATAACTCCTTGCCTAATCTGGCTGCCGTGTACGTAGTCATGGGCCATGGCGTATGCAGCGATTTGCATATAGTAATCCTGAATCCATTCGTCTTTCTTAGGTCTGTTGCTTTGCTTAAAGTCAACGATCGTTTCTAAACCATTGTGTAAACATACCAGGTCAGTAGACCCAGCGTAAAGCCCAGGATAGTGAAGCATGATTTCTGAACCATAGTACTCTTCAACTGGCGCAAGACCGATCTCAATAACTTTGTCGGCCATGGGCTTCGCCTCTTGTCCGATCCCTGTAAGATCATCGTACCCAACTCCTTGTATATAAGATTCCAAGAATTTGTGCATGGCAGTGCCCCGCCTACTACTATGATTTTTGATTTGTTCTGCTCGCTCTTCTCCAACTCGTGCCTTCCAGTCCTGTAAGAATTTTTTATTTTTGGTAGCTCCTAATATAGTAGTTACACTTGGAAGTCTAGTTCCAACTATATCATAGACTCTTTTCCCTGATCCATGGTCCGTGATCTGTGTTCCAGTGATGTATTTATATTTCTCATGGTACTTGATCTTTTGACCAATGTTATGAAATTCTTCTATGTCCTTCTCACCCATCATTTAAAAACCATTCCTATCTTCTATTTCATCCAAGAGTTCTTGTTCTTCTTTCGTATACTCACGGCTCCGAAAACTCTCTTCAGTATTAATAACCGGTCCCTTTTTTTTAAAAATTTCATCAAAATTTTTTCGATACTTATCGTTGGAAACCCTTGATTTTCCGTCCCATTTTCGACCTTTGGTTTTAGCTGTCATAATCCCCAATAGCGTTTTTAAGTGGTTGCCATTGATTTTCTCCGACTTTTTTTAAACTACTTAGAGGGACCTGAGATGATATATTTCCAGCCACAGAAATTCTTTCAACATCAGATTTAAAAGGAGCTACCCAATGTTTTAACCAAGCAGGAAAAATAAATATATCATTCTCCTCTGGAAAATGTGATTGATAAGTAATGGCCTGTCTATTTCCATCACCATAGACAAACTGAATACCACCAGGTCCACAACTTCTACCTCTATATTCTTTAAATTCTTTTTTTATTTCCTCTGGTACTTTTAAATATGTTACAAAGGATAAATCATCTGCATGATCATGAGGTGGATTGAATTCATTTTTTCTTTGATAATTAATCCACATAGCTCTTAATAAATAACTTGGAGGTTGTTTAAATGGTACGCCTTTCCATTTTTCAAATATTGTAGTATACAGCTTTAAAAATTCATCCACGTATGGAAGTAATACATTATAATCTCTAAACCTAAATTCTTTTTGTAGAATACCCGCTAGTCTGGTTTGATAATCATACTCTTTGGTACTAGACGCCTCTCCTTCTTTTAATAATAAATTTTTAAATTCATCTGTAATTTTTAATTTAGCTACACATGGTCCCCACGATAAAAGTTGGTATCTTAGACTTGTTGATTTGTTTTTTTCTGTCATTCTAATGTCATTGCCTCTCTATATTGTTGTAAGCTCACCACCTTTTCATCAAATATATAGTCAGGTGAGTAATGATCTATAATTTGTTCTACTTTATGTAGTTTTACTTGAACATAAGGCCATAGTAAACGAGCGACATAATAAGCATCTCTAAATGTACATCTCCATCGCCATTGCATTAAATACTTAGTACCATTCTTTCTAAAACCTGATCTAGGTTTTTTAGTCACACTACCTACTTTTAAAATTTCATGCACCCAACGTATTACTGATTCATCAGTCATAGTTATTTCCATACTAATTCTCATAGAATTAGACATTCTATAACCTTCACCATTGTGTTTCTTTTTCTTTTCAGGACGTCTAGTGTAGTTGATACTACCTTCCCCATCAAAGAGTCCAGCTAGGTATGCAGCATCACTTACGTTCATTTTCTTCCTTCTTTAAGCTGTGATATACATGTGTTTTTATATCTTTTTTTGTACTTATAATAGTTAACATATCCACCCCACTATAAGCTTTAGCGTAAGCGTTCTGACTTACAGCAACGGTTGCGCCTGAACTTAGCATTGCAAACTCAGTGCAAGAACTTGTCAGTACTATTACTCCCGTTATTAGCATCATCGTGCTCAACCATCGGGGGTTCATATACATAAAACTCTCCTTCTGAATCACATTCCCAACATTGATGAATATTTACATCTCTTGGGTCTTCTTGATCTTTTATTTTAACAAAGCCGTTGCCATTACAAACGTCGCAGATAGCTTTATGTACTCTATATTTTTTTAATTTTGCCATTTAACTTCTTCGCTTTCTCATTTGCAATCTGCTCAATGGTTTTACTTATAGATAATTTTGCATCGGGTAATAATACCTTAGACAAACTTATCAATGTCTTGTATGTTTCGTGCGTTAACGAAACATTTCTATATTTAGTTATATCGGTCATTGTGTCCTTTCATTTATTTCTGATGACTATATAGGATCATAATGAGAGTTGTCAAGATGAAAATAATATTAACTTTAATAATATGTAGCTATACTTCAGGTACATGCCTTCCTCCATATGAATGGCCTCAGCAGTATAATGATATGTATGATTGCTTTCAGGCAGGTTATGAGACTTCTTTTAAAAGGATGGAAATGCTAGGAAGGAATGAAGTTAATAAATATCAAATATATATTAGATTTACATGTAATCCTTCTAAAACAATTTGACAATATGGCAAGATTGTGGTAAGGAAAAATTCTTCACCACAATTAACCTACTCTTTATTTCCCTCTTAGAGTAGGTGTTTCATTATTCCATAGTAATAATAACCAAATAATAAATCCGTAGATTAGAATCATTATAAAGAAGAATATTAAAAAATTCATATTAACCCCTACAGTTTCCGTGCACGTACTCCTGCAGGAGCAAAACCTGGCGCGCACGTATAGGCTAGCCGCATGGCGCTGATTTTTCTCATTTTATTCACAGATGAAACCTTGTACAGTTCCTCTACCGTCATTAAGATACCACCCATTCTTTAGTGAATCTTCAAATTCTTTATAAGTTGAAATGGCTTCTCTGTGCTCATCGGCATACATTAGACACTCATGCACTTCTACCGGTTTTGAGAAGTTCAGTTTTTCTTGTACTAATGTGCCGTCGAAAAGAAGTATTAGAATAATTAGTGTTTTTGCCATAAGCTTCTTCTATTAATTTATACCAATGCTCCTTATATTTTGGATTACGGGTTTTATTCCACATGTTGGCGGCTTCGTCAATCCTCTCTAAAATCGTTTGTCCTTGTTCCATAACTAATAATTTTTTTTAGTCCTGGTGTATGTAATTCTATTTTAGCATATCTATCCCAGGATTTACGAATTAAATTTAATTCTAATATTAAGGATGACCATTGTTTAGTACTCATATTCTTACTTGTTATGGTTATCTTTTTTTCTTTCATATTTTATATATAGGATATCAGAGGATAAGTGTCAACCCCCTTTTTTACCTTTTCCACGATATTTTCCCATTCTTTTTTCGTGTTTATTTCTGTTTTTTTTATGACGACCTGGACGCTTTCTAGGCTTATCGCGTTTAGGTTTAGTTACTAAACCAAATTTAGCCCTTTTACTCATCAAATTGTCTTATATGTATAGTATCTTTATGATTAATGTGGGGCATATAACTAATTTTGCCATTAACCTTTTGTTCAATATCTGAACCACAGGTTGTGCATCTAAATATAGTCTTATGGACTGATACAAAAATACTTTCTTCGGTACACATGGGACAAATTCCATTAACAACCTGAGCTGCTACATTAACTTCGTTCCCGAAGGGCCTTCTGTTGTATGTCATTTTTATTTTTTCTATTATATTTTTTCTTATTTTTTAACACAAGCTGACGGTAACGTCTATCTCTCAGAATCTTTGCTATTGGGTTCTTTTTATTGACACGAGAGACACTCATCATTACCACTGTCAAGTTCAGCCAATGCTTCTTGCTTACATTCCGGACTACAGAATAAATCTGAGTCTTGTTTGACTTCGAATTCTTCCTTACATTGATTACAATTTTTTTTCATTATTCTAAGATTAACGCTCTATTTAGTTAATAGAGTAAATATAACATATGCCATACCTGTAATCAAGGCTCCTACAGATACTAATAGAATACTTTCTATCCGGTTTATTTGATTTTCTAATTTGTGCATTTTATCGTAAGTTTGTTTCTGCATAATCCTGCATAATTTTTCATGAGATTCGATTCTTTGTAATGCGTTGTCTTTTTTCATTATTCAATAATTAATTTTTTAATAGACTTTGATCCATCAATATTATCTTCTAATTCTGCTGAACCCTTCCAGCATTTATAAGATACAGTTTCACTATACTGTCTCTCTGCTTCGCGTTTATGCCGGAGACAAACCCCCATCGAGTCTTGAATACGCGCTTCCTTGATCTCTCCGTTTATAAACATTAATAATCCTATAACAGCTTCAATCA